ACAGAGGTTTGACTGCTGGATAGCTGACATCCAAGAGAAGCTAGAGGCGGATAGGGTGTACATCGCCTACACCGACAAGGTTAACTGGCGCAAGGATGTCCTTCCCACATACAAAAGCAACAGGAAGAAGAAGCGTAAACCCCTCGGATTTCCGGCCCTCAAAGAGTACACGAGGTCTGTTTATACCGTATGCGAGGAGCCTAGTCTGGAGGGTGACGACATCCTCGGCCTCCTCGCGGGTCTTCCTAAGTCAGCAAGTTGGCTGGGCTGCCGTCGGATGACCGGAGACCGGATCATCGTCACGATCGACAAAGACTTGCGGACGATACCCGGACTGCACTACAACCCGCAGAAGCCTGAGGAAGGCGTAGTGGAAGTCGGCAAGGAAGAAGCTGACCGTATGCACCTGACTCAGACGCTGACCGGAGACGCTGTTGACGGCTACAGCGGGTGTCCGGGGATAGGCCCAAAGCGGGCAGCTCGAATGCTGGATGAATCATGTGACTGGGAGCAGGTCGTCGCGGCGTACGCGAATGCGGGCCTGTCCGAAACCGAGGCTCTGGTTCAGGCTCGCGTAGCTCGCATCCTGAGGTGGGGCGAATACGACCGCAAGAAAGGCAAGGTAAAACTATGGAATCCATAGACCGAGACCGCCTCCTACGTCTCCACACAGAGATGACTAAGGAAGCTCGCAGCCTCATGGAGGCTAAAAACCACGACTACAGCGGGGGCAAGGACGCGAGTGACCCGTTCTTGAACTTTACAAGGGTCGAAAAGCTAGGGATAACGGACACGAAGACGGGGTTTTTGGTCAGGATGACGGACAAGATCTCTCGGCTGATCACGTTCTGCCGCAACGGCACGTTCAAAACCAAGGATGAGGCCCTGAAAGACACGATTTTGGACCTAATTAACTACAGCGTATTGCTTTACGCTTACTCACAGACCGAAAAGGATGACTATAAGGAATGAGTGACGAACGTAATTTTCCGACGATTCCGGAAGCTCTTATCGTAGAGCTGAACAAACGATGGCCTGAGCAGTGCGCCGATCCTCAATGGACTGATAGAGAGATCTGGATTTCCGCTGGTCAACGGTCTGTGGTCAGATTTCTTAACGCTGTATATGAAGAGCAGCAACAGACAGTCTTGTAGGGAGCGAACATGTGCGACAATCCTTTTAGCAGCAGCGGGAACACCATTCTGGATGACTTTTTTGGGATGAACCCACAGAGGCCCGCTCCGTCTGGTCCGGCCCCTGTCGCTCCTCGTCAGATCATGCGAGCGCAGACGCTCACAGGCGGTAACGCTAAGTCGGCTCAGCGCAAGGTCATGATCAAGGCTCTGGAAGATCGGAAGAAGCGCGGAGACAAGTCGGCGGGTAAGTCCATGCTTGCTATTGGACGCGCCAAAGGGTTCGGATCTCAGCCCTTCATTGGGGGTGTCAGCATGGCTGCTGGTCCCTCGGCAGCCCCTATGACGGGGATTAACTACGGATGATGTACAGCTCGGACACGATTGCGGGCCAGTACGCCAAGTGCGAGTCAGACCGCTACTCCTATCTGGAGAGAGCGCGAGACTCTTCTAGGCTGACCATCCCGACCATCATGCCCGACTCAGGCTCTACGAAGAGCCGGAAGTTCCCTACCCCGTTCCAATCTAAGCTCTGCTTTGCTGATGTCGCTTCTGCCGCCTAACGCTCCGTTCTTCCGGCTCGTAATTGACGCGGAAGAAAAGGCGAAGATGAACGCTGTTGACCCTACGATCAAGAACGAAGTAGAGAAGTCTCTAGCCGACATTGAACGAGCTGTCGCCAAAGAGATTGAAGTGAATAACATCCGTGTGGGAACCTTCGAGGCCCTGAGACACTTGGTCGTCACAGGCAACGCTCTGTTGTACCTGCCCGACGAAGGTCCCATGCGGGTGATTCACTTGGATCGTTACGTCGTCAAGCGGGATCCTTCAGGCAACGCTCGCATGATCATCCTGAAAGAGACCGTGGATCCGGTGGTGCTTCCTGCGGATATCCGAGAAGTTGTATACGCTGAAAAAGGTGCGTCGGAAGAAACGTGCGACCTGTACACCATGCAGAAAACGCTGGATAACGGGAAGATTGAAGTCGTCCAAGAGGTCAAGGGCAAGATCATTGAAAGCACGTACAAGCAGTACCCCAAGGACAAGTCCCCGTTCATCGCTCTTCGGATGATGCGGGTAGACGGAGAGAGTTACGGTAGAGGTTACGTCGAGCAGTACTTTGGAGATCTCCAGAGTCTTGAAGGATTGACCAAAGCCATCGTGGAGGGGGCTGCCGCTTCGGCAAAGGTCCTGTTCTTGGTAAACCCCAACGGGACTACGCGAGCGCGTACGCTTAGCGAAAGCCCGAACGGCGCAATACGCGAGGGAACGGCAGCAGATGTATCGGTACTCCAGACGCAGAAAGCAAACGATTTCAGTGTTGCACTCAGCGCAACTCAGCAGATTAATGACCGTCTCTCGTATGCCTTCCTCCTTACTGAATCAACGATACGTAATGCGGATCGTGTCACTGCCGAGGAAGTCCGACTAGTCACTCAGTCAATTGAAAGGCAGCTAGGCGGCATCTACAGCGTCCTGAGCATGGAGTTCCAGCTCCCCCTCGTTAATCGCATAATGGACAGGATGCAGAAGCAGAAGAAACTGCCGAAACTCCCGAAGGATAAGGTAACGCCCGCAATTGTCACAGGGATTGAAGCTCTGGGACGAGGCAACGACCTTAATCGTCTCGATATCTATCTCAGTGGTATCGCTCAGATGCTTGGCCCGGAGGCGTTGGGACAGTATATTAACATCAGTGAGTACATGGCTCGTCGAGCGTCTGCGCTGGGCATTGACACTGACGGGCTTGTACGTAGTCAAGAAGAGCTGCAACAAATGGCACAGCAACAACAGGAGCAGCAGATGGCAGCATCGATAGCTCCTGCAATAGCCGGTGCAGCAAATCAGGAGTAGACAGCATGGGTGATTACCAAAAAGTCGAGATCGTCCGAGACGGCGACCCTGAAGGCGCAGCACGCGAGGCTGAGATGCAGCAGGGACTTCAAGCTGAGCTTGAACAGCAGCAAGAAGCTCAACCCGTAGAAGAACCGATGATGGAGGAGGGTCCGGAGCGGCCTGAGTGGCTCCCTGACAAGTTTGTCAGCCCAGAAGCCATGGCTAAGGCGTACGTCGAGCTTGAAGGACGGATGTCTCAGCAGGAGCCTCAGGAGAGTCAAGAAGGCGATCTTGAGCCTTTGTCTAGGGATGACTTTGCCCAGTTCAGCCAAGAGCTTCAAATGACTGGTGACGTATCTGAAGAGTCTAAGCAGCAGATGGTTGACTGGGGGCTTCCTCGGGAAATCGTTGAGGCGCATGTTGAAGGTCAGAAAGCGACTCTTCAGCTTGAGATCCAGAGCGTTCAGAGCGAAGTCGGCGGCCCCGAAGCGTACGCGCAGATGATTGAGTGGGCGGGACAAAACCTCGATGAGTCTGATCAAAACGCGTTCGATCAAGCCGTGACTCAAGGGAGCATGGAGCAGATGATGTTTGCTGTCCGCAGCCTGAAGGCTCGCTGGGAAGCATCAGGAGGCCGTAGCGGCCAGATCATCCAAGGCGATACAAGCGCGGCTCAGTCCTATACGGGCTACAGGTCTTTGGCTGAACTTACGGCGGCCATGAAAGACCCGCGCTACAGAGACGACGTTGCGTACAGGAGAGACGTAGAAACGAGGCTCGCTAACTCGGACATTCTGTGAGGTGCAGGACTCTCCTTGACGCTGGTTTAGGGGGAGATCAATGGAAGAGCATTTTGTCACGGTAGGTCTGAGCATAGCTGGCCCGGCTATCCTCGGTATTTTTGCGTTCCTGTGGAAAGTCAACACACGGCTTGCCACACTAGAACGGGACATCAAAGCGCACGATCAGCGAATTACGTCCGCGCAGCGTCAACTTAATTCGCACTTCAACAAAGCCTTTACCATCCGCAAAAATGTGAGCGACGTATGAACCACCTGTACTCGATGCTCTTGGTTCTGTTCCTTGTCGGCTGCCAGACGACTGTGCCTATCGGGTCCTCTTCGAGTTCTCTTAGGGAGTTGAAGGAGTCCGCTGAGTCGGAACCACTGACGGTACTGTCCGTAACCGGCGGCTTGTGTCTGATAGCCGGGATGGTGCTGCTTGTTGTCACCTCAGGAAAGAAGGGGTGGTATCCGGTGATTGGCGGACTGCTGCTCGTGGTCCTGAATTACGTAGTAAGCCGCTATTCTCACTACCTGTTTGCGCCCGCTCTCGTGTTTACGGGGATGATCAGCGCAGCTTGGACATACAAGACTGTCAAACAGATTCTTCTGGAGAAGAGACAATGATTATCGCTACCGTATCCAGCTTCTTTGGCACCGCATGGTTCATGGCTCTCGTTGCTGTCGGCGGATTTGTCGCTGGCATGTGTTTCAAGGACTGGTTCCTTGGGCTTATCAATAAGGGTAAGTAATGGCCAAGCGGCGCATCGGCAAAAAGAACATGCCCTGTAACAAACCTAGGAGGTCTGTGCAGGGCGGCAAGAAGTCTGTCGTCAAAGCCTGCAAGGATGGTAAAGAAAAGATCATCCGGTTCGGCGATGCAAACATGACTATCAAGAAAAGTAACCCGGCGCGGCGTAAGTCTTTCCGTGCGCGTCACAAATGCTCTACTGCCAAGGACAAGTTTTCGGCTAGATACTGGTCGTGCCGTGCTTGGTAGGTGATGGCATGTCGAGGAATGATGGTTCCCGGCCTGCTGCGGTGGATAACTGAGACTCCTTAGTTACCGAGACAGCCATCACGTTGTTGTCTCTAATCAAAACTTTTAACTATGGAGTAAA